TGCAACTTAACGTATTTGCCATCGATTTTGGTGCTTGGCGCTCGACAGTCGTCGATCGCGGCATTCATAACTGGATGGAGACACCAGTTTGTCAACGGGTAGGCGATTAGATCGCTCGCGCTCGTTGAATCGACCGTGCAAATACTCCCACTTACCGAACCTCGGCGAGCAAGCTCGCGATTACGGCCCTGCTGAGTCTCTGGGCAATAACCATAATGCACTTTCAGCAAGTCATTAAAACACTCACCTAGCCCAAGTTGGGCATACATGTCGAGGGAGGCTTCCGTGCAGACAGTTCTGTCTGTTTCGAAGTTCTTACGCACACAACTTAATGTTGAGCCTTCAACGATTCTCACAGCCTTGTCACCATACTGCTTGCAGCGTTTAAGCTCTGCAGCGAGTAGGATCGGGAAAGGCCGTAAGGACTGGCGATACGCCTTGTAAAGGGATTCGCTAGTCGTCGACATACGGTTCAGAAAGAGCTTCTCGAGCTGCGAGTTGCGGCCACGCGAAGCGACTGATGCACCCGGTCCTGTTCTAGAGCGACGAAAAACTTCGCTCCAACAGAAACCCCGTTCGTCAAATTGTTCGTTGCACTTAGTGCGTACGACCTCAAGGACTCGGGAGTATAAAGGATGTCTAGTCGGGACCCAATCAGCGCACTTGTTATTGCAAGCGATAAAGCCAGCAATAGCTCGAGCAGACAACGCAACTGCGTCGTCGGGCTGTGTAGGGATCCATTTCTTAACAAGCGTCGAATACAATTGCCGAGCCGCTGCGACCCGAGGATCGCGAGCAAGCTCAACAGGTTCTTCGATGCTGTCCCGTAAATCAGGAAAAACCTCAACGAGGTCCTTCCGAAGGTTTTTGAGCAAAAGAGCAGGACGACTGTCCATACACACCTCAAATAGCGGCTTAACACCGTTTTACAACGTATGCGCCCCGTGAGGAGCGCACGGCGAGTTTTACGCGATACCAGTGACAAAGGTATCGCCAGCGCCAGAAGCCAGGGCATAAGCAGCACCCATGGCCGCCGAAACAGCAGCGCGCACGTTGGCAGCATCATACGTCTCGGCCCCAGCAGGGACTTCGAACGTGATGGTGATGTTCATCGGTTGAGCTGGCTGGCCCACAGCTGGTGTTACACCCTTGCGGGTGATCAGCTTGTAGGTGTTTTTTGGCACGTTGGAAATAAAACCATTGCTTCCAGGTTGACCGACACGCCGCAAGGAAAGCGGACGTGTGAAGTTCAACGTAAACGGAGAGGCGACGGAGTGTGGTGTAACGCCTGCCTGGGTCCCACCAACCGCAGTAATTGCGACTTGCTTCCCGGTAGCATTGGGAGCAATGTCGGAAGTCGTGGTATAGGTGGGAGAGGTGAAACCGGTCTGAGCTGCACCGGTGATGGTAAACGGAAATGAGATCGACATTGTCGTTCCTTTTTGGTTGGGTTATTGGCGATTTGCCATTAGAGCCTGTTGCGATTCCGAAACCGTATAGCTTCACCGCCGTATGACGCCACGAAAGCGACCAAGTTTGCCTTTTTACCGGCAGATAACTTGTGTTGCCACGTAACGCTGACGAGCGGCATTGCGGTCAAGGGATTGCGCGAGACATGTTTTTTCTCGACAACGAGGAAACCTGGAGACACCGACACGCTTTTGATGTACCCCGGACTAAAAAACTGGGGCAAAGGCTTGTACGGTGTAATATTGATTACGGATTGCGATGAGTGACGGACGGTTTTCGATACGAAAGTGTACCGAAGTCGTGTCGCCATTAGAGACGCGTTAAGCGCCTCGCCCAAAGTCGTACCATAATCAAGCAACCAAGAGTACGGAAACAACTCATACGCGGTAGCAACGAACTGCTCAGGAGAACCAATCAAGGCCTCCGTGGCGGATACAGAGCTATCGATACGCGAAATCACCGCACCTGTGTACTTCACTGATGTGTGGTGGAAGCGCTCAATTCTCAACGTAGCAGGACATGTGCCCTCCGATAGATCACGAGTGATCGTCGGGAGAGTGTAGTTCCAGCCACAGTGAGCATCGAACGGCGTGATCTGTGGTGCATTTAACTGCAACTTCAGCACGTCAAATAATCCTTCAATGTCATCCAATAAAGGCCTGACACCCCACTTCCACTCTAAGTAACTAGAGCCAGCGGCCCGAATCCAGTTTTTAAGCGCACGTTTGTCTACAATTGGTTTTAACGGCAACTTCTTGCCGGGCCAGTTTCGACGATTTCGTGCATCCCGTACAGCTTTTTCACGTAGCTTCCGGTTTTTCTTGATCTGAAGATCAATAGAACGGTTCAGCGCGTGGAGCGGCTTTCGGAACATCTGGATTGTTTCACGCAATTCACCTAGGAAGGTCGTCCCGTCAAAAGGACTAGCAACCTGGTCGTAAAACTTGCGAAGGGCTATGTCGTCGATGGCAGAGTCTTGACTCGTGTCATACAATGGTATATAGTTAAAGTACGACTGCCCAATATATGCAGCTGGGTCGTAAAAACCCCACGGATTGACCTGGTCAGCATGGAACGGATGCAGATCCATGAAGTACGAAGCGACGGAATGTCGCTTTAAACGTATTTTCGTGGCAGCAAAGGCCGTCCCAGCATCTTGATGGTTAGCAATTTGCTCTCGCCAGTTCGGATTTGACACACCTAACCTGTACGTTGACGTATCGATTTGCCGATATTGATCGGTTTTATCTGTACGCCAATGGCTCTGGTGAAAGTCGTGTGCCGTAACTGATGAGGGCTTGGTGCCATACTTGCCATCCCAAGCGTGCGCTTTGTCGAGTGTCGGTTGTACAAACAGACCTTCGATTAGGCGCTGCTCGTGACGGTTAAGTACCATCGCTCTTACTCCTGAAAAAGGAAGTAGGACGGG